GCGCGTTCCCTCCAGTATTTGCCATTCTAGCCTGTCGTTGTCCTACCATACGCTACAATGGAAACTCGTGTTCACCTGCCACGTGCGGGAGTGCATGAACGGGCTGTAGCGCAGTTTGGTAGCGCGTCTGCTTTGGGAGCAGAATGTCGCAGGTTCAAATCCTGTCAGCCCGACCGGAAGCCTTGGAAACATTACGTTTCCAAGGCTTTATTTTTTCTTGGCCGTAGGCTATCGACACGATTCGACACGATGACCGCGCAACCTCCGCGTCTAGACGGTCTTCAACTGTTCAGCGCGCAGCTCGCCAATCGCGTCCGCCACATCGTCCAATCGTTCCGGCCAGAGAGCCGTGTATGTGTTCAGCGTGATGCTGGGTGAGGAGTGGCCGAGCTGCATCTGTAGGGTCTTCACATCCGCGCCTTGAGCAATCGCAAAACTCGCATAGCTATGCCTCAAACTATGGATGGTCACGCCCTCGTCCTCCATGCCGGCCAGTCGGACGGCCTTTCGCCAGACACGCGTCCGCCACGTGTTCGTCCACAGGTTCCCGCCTCTTGCCGCGCGGAACAGCCAGTCGTCGTCGCCCATGCCCTCCATCTGCCGTTCGATGGACGGTATGAGGAATCTGGGTATGGCGATGCTGCGCGGTTTGCCGTTCTTCGGCGTGCCCAGCACAAGCCTGCCTTTGCCGTCGTCGGTCCAAGTGCGGCGGATGCGCGCCCTGCGTGAATCCACATCCACGTCGCCGCATTTGAGTGCCAGCGTCTCGCCAATGCGGGCACCGGTGTATGCCTGCCAGCGGACGATCAGCCCGTCTACCGGCCGTCCTGCCCGTTCGGCCATGCCGGCCAGCAACTCCACCTCCTCGACGGTAAGGAACACCATGTCGTCATCGGATTGCGTGATGCGCGGCACGGTGACCTTTTCAATGGGGTTCTCGCCAATCCAGCCGTGCTCCAAAGCGAATTCCATGACACCGCCCATGACGACCTTGACGATGTTGCGGATGCTGCGTGGACTCAATGGCTTCGATTCGCGATCGTCCTGCAGTTCGGCGGGATACCCGCCTTCGGTGAGCTGCGTGACCCACTGTTGCAGTTCGTCGCGTTGGATTTCCCTCAGTGTGCGATCGCCCCACTTGGGGTTGATATAAACGCGCAATTCGCGGCGGTATCTGCCCAAAGTGCCCTGTTTGATATCCATCTTGCCGTCCGTCCATTCGGAGGCAACGTCCCGGAAGATGCGTAGTTCCTGCTGCGGGTCGCGGTATTTGCCGCGTCTGATGTCGTCCTCGATGGCCGCTGCGTATTCCTCAGCGTCACGGAGCTTGGCGAAGTTCCGTGATTTCTGGACGCGTTTGCCGTCTCGAAGCGTGTACCAGCGGCATCTCCACCGTGAGCCTTGGCCGTACAGCGCGGACCGCCATTTGTCGGGCACATTGGCTTTCATCGGATCCTTCGCATTGGCCAGCGACTGTTTCGCGGCCCTGCTGGGCGGGTTGCCGTCCTCGTCGTTTTTGAGCCATCTGTCGTCTACGAACGCTCTGGCCATGGTCGTCTCTTTCCAAGGATCCGCGCTACACTGTGCGTGGAACCTCATTTTGGTGAAAACGGAAATGCTGATTGTTGGTTCCTTGGATTCCGTCCGACTGTGTTCGGGCGGAACCCTTTTTGTTTCCCGTCGCGGTATGTGGACGCTGAGCTTCTTTTATTGCACGCACACGCCGGAATCGTAGAGCAGCTGCCGGTAGTCGGACAATACCTGTACGGTCACGCCCAATTCCACGGCCATCATCCACGTGTTACCTTCGTACACTTCCTCGGCCATGCCGTAATCCACCGGTGAGATCAACGCCAGCGCGGTCTCCCTGCGGCAACGGCGCTCGCATTTGATTCCGTATCGTGTACCGCATCCTGGGTCGTGGTGTCTGGCGTGTATGAGCTCGTGGCACAACGTGCAGCGGCGTTGGCGTTGGCTGAGCCAGTCGGCCAGCAGGATGAGCCTGTGCCGGTCGTCGTACAGGCCGCATATGTCGCGTGGGAGGTCGCGCGATACGATTGACAGTCCCATGGATTCCGCGCTCCGATGAAGGTCCGCAACGGTCTTGTTATCCACATTCCTCTCTTCCGAAAGTATTGTTTTTCGAGAAGTACTTTTTTGCTGTTTGTCAAGTTCCGCTTGACAGTTGGAGTGTCGTATGTGATGCTTGAATCAGCTCATCTACATGTTGTAGAAGGAGTCTTCGGAGTCGTCCTTAACGGGCGGCTCTAGTTTTTTATTGGATTTTTGTGCTGAATCTGGAGTTATATTCCTTTTCCAGCTTGTCTATGCTCCATTGGCGGTTTACGTAGTACGCGGTTATGAGTACCCAGTAATCCCTTCGTTCTCCTAGAACAACGAGATATTGTTGGTTTGGAAGATATATCTTCACTCGATCCTTGTTCTTGTCGTTTTTTCTCCATACCCAAGGCCGCGTGCATTGGGCGTATTCGCATATTTCGCAGAACGGATGATGCTCCACTACCGGTCTGGGCCAGCTGATGCGTTCGCTGCGTTCGGCATCCGGAAGCCGTGAGCCGGAGTTGTCCTGATTGCATGTGGTCAGATGCATGAAGGCTTCCGGATAGATTCCGTCGTAGGGCATTCTTTTGTAGTGTACGGGTTTCCCGTCGTATTGGAAGGACTCTCTGAACTCGTTCTGGAATACATGGAACAGTCGTTGCTCATACTGCTCCCATGTCTCTCCGTGCTCTTGATTCCAAGGAATCAATCCGGGCAGCCAATGCGGATTCATCTCGCCCTCCATACGAAATAGTTGAACTTGGTCTCCTTCAGCAGTGTGCTCCGGTCTAGTTTGTATCCCGACCGTTGAATGATTCGTTCGATGATTCGGCGCTTCGCCATGCTCTGATGCTGTTCCGGTAGTTTTCGCTGCGAACGGCATACTGCGCCGATGAGTATGTCGGTGAGCTGCATGATCTGTACTTCGTCGGAACGTATCGGCTGGATTTTCTGGATGATTCTGTGATCGTAATCGTACATGTTGTTCGAACAGACATCCCATAATTGGCTGACTCGAAAACTCGAGTGTGTGTCTTTGATGTCGACGAACACGTTATAGCTTTGCTTTGGATCGAAGATGACCTTGAGCATCTCGAAGTACATTTTGTAATACCAGGTGTTGTGGTCCTGATTGTATTTCTCGTGGTCAAGTAGATTCTTGTCCGGGATGAGGAGCGCGCGGAACGATATGTCATCGTCATCGAAGAAGTAGTCCACGAGATCCAGATAGAGCGGCAGCATACGGTCTCGTGCCTTTGCCCATTTCACCTCATTCGTGGCGCATATGCCATGTTTCTGCTTGATTTCTTTGATTCTGACGCATATCTCTTTGCGTTTATCTTTTGGCACGATGACGGCTCCCAGAGCCATGCTGTTCGAATCATCATGCTCAAGGTGACATGTCTCATCGCAATACAGGTTGTATTCAGTCATTCGTGTTCCTTTCAATCCATCAATCGTCCGGCGTTTCGGCTTCGAGGCGTGCGTTCGGATCCCTGTTGGCGGCCACGTCATAGTCTTCGGGGTGCGCGGCGATACGGTCGATGAGATCATCGGTGATCCGGGACTCGCGCTCGCGGGCCTTGTAGGCGCGGGCGGCCTCGATGATGTCTCGCAACGTGGCGACTGGATCAGCATCGCATGCTTGGCAAAGCAAAAGGAACTCCGATAGCTTGATCGGCGCTTTTCTGCCCTTTTCAATGTCGCTGATCCTGACGTGACTGACAGCGTTGTTCATCATCTCAGAGATGGTCCGATATGAATATCCAGAATCGGCAATGATCTTCGCAGCTGCCTGCTGTGAGGCGTAATCAAACGCCGTCCATTCGTACTTCGTAGCCATGTGCACAACGTTAGCACATGTTGACACGCCGCACTTGCGTAAGTTGTAAGCACGAGCTAACATCAGTCTCATCAAGTAAGCACGTGCTTACAGATGGAGGTGAAAACAGATGACGATCGACAAGAGGGTTGACTGCATCAAGCTCGCAAAAGCGGTTATCAGGCAAACCAGAAATGACGTTCTGATCAGCAAGACGCAGATGACTGATATTGCCGCCCGCTGCAATCGAAATCGGACAACTGTCAGCAGAGCACTTGATGCGGAAGACATGACATTGAGCATGTGGTTTGCCTCGGTCTCCGAAAGTGAGATCGATCCACTGCAACTCATCACCGAAAAAATTCAAGAGCAGTCGGCGCTCGCCGACGCATGAATCGAAAGGAGAACCCGAAATGAGCATCAACATTCCGGCCGAGACACCGGACGAATCCACGAACCCGATCTCCGTTGAGGAGTTCGAACGCCTGCACCCGGCGATGCTGGGCGCGATAAGAAAAGCCGTCCGCGAGGAACCAGCTCGAACGGTTATCGGAACAGTGGGCGACGACAGGAGGAGCCACCTGTCCAGCCTTGACCTGCGAGGAATCGGCATCGAGGTCGGACGGCAGTTGTCGGCCCGCGACATGACGACTGAAGTCATGGGCTCGATTCTCGAGCACATCAATCAGGCCGCGGACCGACTAAGCACGGAGATACAGGAACTCCGTTCAGAACTTATCCGAGAGCACGTCGAGACAGTAGGCGGCGGATGCCATGGAAGCATCCATCGAATCGAATCCCTTGGCGAGGAGGGAAAGCCCTTGGCACAGGGCTCTCATCCTCTCGTCGGAATCGGACGTTTCAGCGGCCTTCCCGAACACGGCGCTCGCCTTCGCGAAATCGGATCCATTGCTCATATTCTCACCTCCCTTCTTTGCGTGGGTCTGCTCATTCTCCCACTCGGCAGGAAGGCCCTCAAACGAAACACGTCGGAAAAGCAATCGGCGCTTACCAACGCATGAAAGGAGCAGGCGCGTGATGGATGACAAAGAGGTGTTCGCCGCATTGGCGGCGGCGTTGAAGCCGATGAACACAACGAAGGACATCGCGGACAACTGCGGCATCAAGGAAGGCACCCTGGCGTACTGGCGTAGCGCGGGCATCGGCCCGAAGTTCGTGAAGGTAGGACGAATCGTCATGTATCCGAAGGAGCAGATGATCGCCTATTTCGCGCAACACCTGTACCAGTGCACGGCCGAATACGAGGAAGAGGTAGGTGCGCGATGACCGACAACGACTGGCGTACCGATACCCCGTGGCCTGACCCATGGGAAGAAAAGGAGGACAAATGAACGCCATCCGCAAAGCCTGCGTCGAAGCGATATTCAGGGAATTCGATGACGAAGGCGACGCCATCCGTCCGGCCTATGCCGACGGGTGGAACGACATCGAAGCAAGGCGTTCGCTCGGTCACATCGTCGGATTCATCGACATCGATGTGGCCGACCTCGTGGACATCGTCATCGACACCATCAACAAGGAGCTGATGTGATGAAGGCCCTTGCCCGCATCATCTTGCACCAGCTGCTGTTCGCGGTGTGGTTGCTGGCCATGTGTGTGCTGTATTGCACGCCGGCGTGCATGCACCCGATCGAACATCTCATCGCCGTGCCGTTCGCGGTGCTCATCCCCGCGGCCGTCATCATGCGTCGCCTGTGCTCCGAACCCCGCTTCGCGCGCTGGCTGGACGAGCAACGGCAGTGAAGGACTTGGACGGTTCCGCACACATTGCGGCATGGACGTGTCTCGTCATGCGCGGCCATGCCGGAACCGCCCGCGCGTCAAGGAAAAGACGTTAAAACCAGCCGGACGGGTCATCTTCTCTCTTCTCCTCCCGCCCGGCCTTTCGCCGGGGCCCGCGACAGGATGCGGGCGCCATGGATCGGCGTGTTGAGGTCACGTCGGCGGATGGATGCGCGGTTCGAATCCGCGTCCCGGCACGACATCAATCCAAAGGAGGCAAACGTTGCCAAGCAAAACACCAAGCAGACCGGAAGGCGAGAAGTGGTTCGAATGGCCGCTCACACCCGCCAGCGTCGGCATGACGGCCGCCGAACTGATCGGCGAACTGTATGAAACCATATCCACGCTCAACCGCGACCGGGGCTGGAATCTCACGCTGGTCGCTCCGGCGCGCTTCGGAGACATCATCATCGACCGCGAGGCCGGATGCCTGCGCGCGAAATGCGCGTGGAAGGCCAAGGATCCAAGCCAGCTCGGCCCGGAACCGGCCGGATACGTGAGAGGGGAGTGACATGGCCATCGGGGAGACCGTCATCACCATCGTCGGCAACCTCACCGCGGATCCGGAACTGAGGACCACCGGCCAGGGCGCGCAGGTCGCCAGCTTCACGATCGCCAGCACGCCGCGTTCCTGGAACCGTAATACGAACCAGTTCGAAGACGGTCAGGCTTTGTTCATGCGCTGCTCGGCATGGCGTGACATGGCTTCGCATTGCGCGCAGAGCCTTGCGAAGGGCATGCGCGTAATCGCACAAGGCCGTCTGCAACAGCATTCCTACCAGGCGCAGGACGGCACCAACCGCACCGTCATGGAACTGCAGGTTGACGAGATCGGCCCGAGTCTGCGCTACGCCACCGCGCAGGTCAGCCGCATCGACCGACGGCCGCAAGGTCCCGTCTACGGCAATCCCGCCGCGCAGACGCCGACCGTCAACACTGGAGCGGGCGGCTGGAGCCAACAGCCGGCGCAGACACAGCAACCCGCCCAGCCTCCGGCCGATGATCCGTGGGGCGCGCCGTCGGACGACCAGTCATCATTCGGAGGTTTCGGCAAACCCGACACGGAACCGGATTTCTAAGGAGCAGCAATGAAAGCCAGCGAACAACAGGCGCTCATCCCGCAGGAGGCCACGCCCGACACACTCATCGACCTCATCGGCAAGACCCAGCAGGTCACCAAGTCCGCGGCCGTCGTGCTCAAGGCATGCCGCACAGTCATGGACACCCACACCAAGAAGGAGCACATCGACAAGTGGGGCGGCATCCACGCCATCACCGAAGCCGTGTACGACTGCGCGGACCTCGCGCAGCGCATCCTCGACGCGGGACTGGCCATGGAGAACATGTGCGCGAAGCCATCCACGTCACGGCAGATGATCCTCATCGACGACCTGCGCCGCAGCCTCGACATGGACGACGGCGACGTGGAGGCGACCGTCGATCCGGACACCGGCGAGATCGACTGAACCACGGAAGGAGCAAGAGAGATATGTGGTTTATTGTCGACGACCAGATGGCCGACGACAGGCGCATCCGCCGCCTGCCGCTCGCCACCGTGGGCCTGTGGGTCAAGCTGTGCGTCATCCACTCCAAAGGCGTCTCGATGCAAGCCAAGGATCCGGCCGCGTACCCAGGCCACTTCGACAAGCTCGACCTCAAGGACGCCGGCGGCACCCCGAAACAGCTCCAGCAGCTCGTCGACTCCGGGCTTATGGAGGAGCACGACGGCGGCTGGCGCCCCGTCTACGCCGAAGGCATCTGCAGGGAGCCCCGAGTGTTGACCGAAGAGCAGCGCGAGGCGCGCAGAAAGGCCGGAAGCAAGGGAGGACGCCGCAAGGCGGCCAACCAGAAAGCCAAGCAAACGTCTGGCGACTTGCCGGAAAACAGCCAAGCAAACGGAGAGCAAAACAGTAGCGAGACAGGTAGCAAACCGTCTAGCAAGTTGCTAGGGGACAGCCAAGCAAAAACATGGCATAAAACCGATACCTATACCGATATACCCTCTCCGACCCCTCCCGCCGGCAAACCGAAGCAACCCGCCAGCGAAGCGCCGGACGCCTTCGCCGCCATCGCCGAAACCTACCCCGGCACCATCGGCGCGAAAGGCCGCAAGGCCGAACGCGAAGCGCGGGACCTCGTCGAGACGATCACCGAGAACCCGGTCCAGCTCGCCCGACTCCAATCCGCCGTCCGACGCTACCGGCGAGCCGTCAACGACGGCCACGTGCCACAACGGCAGGTCCCACGACTCGCCACATGGCTCCGCGACCAATGGGAGACATGGGCGCCGGAACACATCACACCCACGCGCCAGCACAAGCACACCTGGAACTGCGAACACGTCCACCAGCTCATGGATCCACATGAGGACGAATACGACCACAGCGGCAGCCTCAGGGAAGGCAACCCTTCCAAGTGGTATCTCGCGTGCCAGGCATGCGCAGATGAACTCAACCAAGAAACCAGCAAGGAGAAGCAATGAGCAGCTACCAAAGCAACCAGATCAAGCTCATCAACACCAGCCTCATCGACCCCCACCCCGACAATCCACGCAAAAACATCGGCGACGTGACCGACCTCGCCGCCAGCATCAAAACCAACGGCCTCCTCACGCCCCTCAGCGTCGTACCCAACGGCGAGCGCTACAGGGTCATCGCCGGCCACCGCAGGCTCGCCGCATGCAAACAGGCCGGAATCAGAGCCGTCCCATGCTTCGTGCTCCAGCTCGGCCCATTGCAGCAGTTGGAGGCCATGGTCACCGAGAACTGCCAGCGCGAACAGCTCACCGTGTTGGAGGAGGCTGACGCCATCCAGGGCATGCTCGACCTCGGAGCCACCACCGCCAGCGTCGCCCACCGGCTCGGCCGAAGCGCCGACTATGTGCGTGACCGCGCCAAGGCCGCCAGCATCAAGACCGAGGTCAGAGCATCCCGCGACGATTTCGGCCAGATCTCCATCGGTCAGCTCGTGGCCATAGCGCGATATGACGGCCAGCCGGACAGGCAGAAGGAGCTCGCGCAGGCGGCCGGCACCTCGAACTTCGACTACATCCTCCGCAACATCGAACGCGACGACCGCGACCGGCAATGGGTCGAATCGGTCGCCGCGCTCCTCGTGGAGCCCGACAACGGCATCAACCTCATCCCCGACCCCGAAAAGCCCTACAGCGACCCGGAATGGCGCTACGCCGGCTGCATGTTCCCATCCACCGGCACCCCCGAAGAAACCATCGAGAAGATCCGCGAACAGAACCCTGCAGCCGTATCCATCCACACGGTCTCGCAGCAGGTCTACCTCTGGACCCGCCGCGACAAGACCGCCGACGCCGAAAAGGAAGCCCGACGAGCCGCCGAACAGGCCGAACGCGACGCCCGCCGGCACGCGCTCGAGGAATACGCCGCCGCATCCGCAGACAAGCGCATGGCATGGCTCCACGCCAACCTCCACGGCATCAAACGCGACAAGCTCGTCGAAACCACGGCCCGGCTCGGACTCCTGCAGACGATCGACCCGGACCCGACCGGCTTCACCAACGCCTTATCCACTTGGAACGACGCCGCATGCGCCCAGAAACAGTTCGCCACCATCGCCGGCATCGAACCGGAACGGGCGCTCGCGGAACTCCACACGCACCTCGACTCACCGGACTGGCCGACATACGCGGTCATGATCCTCGCGGCCCGCATTGAATGGTTCATCGACCCAGACGACTGGACCAGCTTCAACGACACCAGCAGACGCATCCCCGGCTACTACCTGATCCTCCAAGACCTCGGCTATGAGCTATCCGACGACGAGACCAGCCACCTCGACCAGCTCGTCGCCGCCATCACCGAAGCCGACTCCGACGAAAACGAAGAAGACGAGGAGAACAACCAATGACCATGAAACAACTCGACAAACTCGCCCAACTCCTCACCGACACCGCCCAGACCGCCAGCACAATCGAACTGCGAGCGCTCGCCGGTGGCAAGGCGGATGACGGCATCGTGGCGATGGCGGCGGGGCTGAGGGCCGACTGCACTTCTTGTTTGGTGCTGGTCGACGGTCTGATGCAGGAGGGGGTGCGTTGTGAGTGAGTTCGATGATTCGAAGCGTGCTGCTTTGGAGCGGCAGGGTTGGCATTGCCTGCGCTGCGGGACGAACATCCATGATCCGTCATGCTGGCCTGGACGCTCCGGCCATCACCGTCAACTGCGGCGGTCGGCGGATCCGGATGTGAGGCACAGTCCGGCCAACATCGTCGAGTTGTGCGGTTCGGGCACGACCGGCTGCCACGGCTGGGTCCACCAGCACGTGAAGGAGGCCGAACGCCTCGGGCTGATAGTCCCGCTCGGCATAGATCCTCTCTCCACCCCAGTGCGCGACTGGCAGGGGAGATGGCTCTGGCTCAACCAGGACGGCACGGCCACGCCATTGACCATGCGCGAAACATTGACAATTCAAACGGAAGGAATGACAAATGCACGAGAATAACGGCAAACCGGAGGCGCTGCTGTGGATCGACTTTGAGACCACAGGCGTGGACAGGCGCAAAAGCCTGCCATTGGAGATCGGTATGGAATGTACCGACATGCTGGGCGAACAAAAGTTCGGATCATTGTCCCGCATCATCCGCCCGGACAGACTCGACCTCCTGTCCATGAGCCCCGTCGCCTTCTCCATGCACACCGACAACGGCCTGCTGTTCGAACTCATGGGAGGCTCCGTGCGCAATGACAGCATGGTCGTCGTGGCCAACGCCGTGGAGGAATTCCTTGACTCGCTCTCCCAGCGCTTCTCCCTCGTCCCCGCGGGGACCAACGTGGACTTCGACCTTGACTTCCTCCGCCGACTCAACCTCAACCCTGACGCGTGGCTCACCTACCGCAAATACGACATGGCCACCATCCGCCGACTCGTCACCGTGCTCGGCGCCCCGGATCCATACCAGGGCGACAGCGGCCCGCACCGGGTGAAATCCTGCATCGCACGCGACATCAAAGACTACAAGGCCATGCTCGAGACACTCGCCGTCAAGACGGGAGACCACAAGTGAGAAAGACCATCAGCCACCTCGCCGACCGGCTCGGAGACGCCATGGCCACGCTGTTCACCCTCCTCGCGCTGCTGCTCATCCCGCACGCCGTCATCAGGGCGATCATCGGACAGGCGCTCCACCAGTGGACACCAATCACGTGGCTCGCCATCCACACCGCACTGACCATCGCGGCGCTCGCCACCAGCCTCGCCAGCTACGCGATCGCCGCACTGCTCGCACCGCCAAGACCGGAGACCTACCAATGACCGAAGACCAGCAAGACCAGCTCGTCATCAGCCTCGACACGCAATACGCCGTCGCGCACGCCATCTACAACCGATTCCACGCCAACGGCCACCGCAAACACCTCACGTGGGAAAACCTCGACGACGACGGCCGCGAACCATGGCGCCTGATAGCCAAGGACGCGATCACCGAGATGCTGGCCAGCCCGGAGATCGGAGGAACGGCATGAGCCACACCGCGATAATCCTCCTGGCGCTCGCCTTCCTGATCGGCTGGATGGGTGGCCGGGAATGAGCATCATCGTCCCATTGCACAAGTGGCGGTCGGCCGACCCGGCCATCCTGATCGGCCGCCGCTGCATCGCCCGCACCGACCAGGACGTCGTCATCGACGGCCGGCTCGAACGCATCCGCCGGCCGGACGGCACCGCCACCCTCCGCTTCCAGGGCATCGGAAACGACATCATCGACCATGATCCGAACACATGTTCCAACGGCATGAGCGCCGGCATACGAAGCCTCGCCATCTACGGAAAGGAATGAAATGCACACCGTCAGAATCGCCACCAACCCACGCAAATGGCGCAGACCCGCACCCTGCCCGGCATGCCGCCAGTCACAGCCGCTCATCCTGACCCTCGGCGCCATCTACAAACTCCGCACACGCAAACCGGTCAACACCATCTACGGCTGCATCTGCCCCAACTGCCGGCACAAATGCATCCTCCACGTCGACGGCAGAAGCCTCAACAAAGCCATCCCCCTCTGGAACCACCACGCCAGCCACCATCAAAGGAACGAACAATGAGAAACACCATCTGCGCCGCCCTCACCACCATCACCCTCGCCCTCTGCACGGCGCTCGCCGGATGCGGCGGCATGGCCAAAGCATCCACGCCGGCGCATGCGGTCAAACCCATCGACTCGCAATGCACCGACGGAGGCACCACCCACGGCTTCTACGAATGCGTCATCACATTGCAGGACACGCGAAAAGTGGACTGTGTCGTCTACGCATGGGAGAAGCAAGGCGGCATGTCTTGCGACTGGGATCACGTGAGCGGCGCGGACAAGGAACCACAGTGAAAATCTGGTCGCAATGCGGCGCCGTATGCATCGCTCCGGAAGACGACGAGGAACGGCAGGCGTGCGAAATCGCCGTCAACGCCCTGCTCAGATGGTCGGCGGAACACGACAAGGAAAAGGAACAGCAATGAGAAACAGCGACGCAGACATCGCCATCAATACACTCAACAAACTCATCGCCCAGGAATACGAGGCGGCGAGCGCGGGGATGCGTTATGGCAATCGATCTCTTGAGGAAAGCGCGTCGATTCGATACCACGCCTATCTCAATGCCAGGGACAAGATTCGGGAGGCGCTCGCCGATGCCATGGATGAGCGGGACGCGCTGAACCCGTTTCTGCCTCAGCGTGATGAGTTGGTCACGCAGGATATGCACACGTGCGATTTGTGTGGCAGGCGGGTGTCCAGTCCGGTCTATGCCGTGCATCTTGCCTATATGGATCAGGCGAAGACCGCTTCGGAGGTGTGTGCCGGCTGCATGTGGCGGATGAAGTTCCAGCCGGTGAGGGCCATTTCGTTGGACATGTACCGGCTGTTCGAAAGGTGGCTGGACGAGCAGAAGGAGACGGAGCAGTGAGTTGGAAATTTAAGGTAGTGCCGCTCACATACACGACCGACAGGGACGTATGGACGCTCACGCTGAACAACGCCGGAACGCTCGAAAGCCTGCTTTCCGAGGGGTGGAGTGTGGTGCGGACCGACGTGCTGCCTGGACTCAATGGGAAAGGCGAGTACAAGGTGCCGCCGAACACATGCTTCGAACCGTCACTGCCGCCGACGCTCGTCTACATCCTCGGTAAGGAGGCGGAATGATGCACGGCATCAGTCGTAACAAACGGCGCTCGCCGCATGCGTGCCGGAGCGCGGTCGGGATATTCATTTGCGCGAGCAATGGCATCGGTCCGGCGCAATAAGAGGTCAGCCTGCGCAGGATGGAGCATTGCGTCATCTGCGGCAGGTGGTGGAAGCTGTACGCCGCGTCCTCGCATCTGACCATCTGGACCGAACCGCCCGGATGGGTGGTGTGGCTGCTGCGACACAAGACCTGGAAGACCATGCACAATCAACAGAGAAAGGAATCGAAATGAGCGAGGAAACACTGGAACCGCCGCTCCCGCCTATCGACGCGAGAACCGAAGCCGTCGCCGAACGTCTGTTCGGACTCAAATGGGCGCTCCGCAAGGACTCCACCGAAATCATCCACGAGGAATGGCAGACCGCATCCGAATGGATCCGCGACGGATACGTTCGCCAAGCCATCGAAGTGCTCGCCACCGCCGACCAAGCGCAACCCGCGAGCGCCGACGGATCCGATTACAGGGAGCGGATGCGCGTCGAATACCGTGAGTTGACCGCTCGTGCCGGCAGGCTCAGGGGCATGCTGCTGCGGTATGCGGATGGCACGCTTGACTTCGAGCCCGTCTGTCCGATCAGCCTGTTGAGCAGGCAGCTTGATGTCATGGATGAATACGCCGTTCTGCTCCGCCATAGAGCCAAGATCGAACACGTCGACCTTGAAGAACAGGACTCCGCCACCGAATAAACAAAGAACCCGACCTTCCGGCCGGGCTCTGGCATTACCACAAACCAGACTATCACGCCGGAGGGAATCGAACAAATGTACGAACCGACCAACGAATCCCAACCAACCACCACCAACACCACAACAAACACCAGCCAAACAACACCAGCGCTCGCCGGTGTGTGCCTCGTCTGCGGCGGAGGATGCGCTGTCGGCGACACCATGTGCGCGAGATGCGATGGGCTGATGCGCGGCTGGCTGCGGGAATATCCAGCATGGTTGGATTCGCTGCATGAGTTCCTGGACTCGACCGCGCACTACGGAGGCCGCCAGCCTGGACGCGTCAACCTTCCAGCCGCGCCGACGCCAATCCGATTGCCGGTGCTCGACCACATGCAGGCCATCGAGGATGCCGCGATCGCACTCTGGCGCCGGTTGTACGCTCCGCCTGCCATGCCTTGGGCGACCTGTGGCGTGCATCCGCCGCTGGTGGACATGCTGCGTGTCTGCGCCGGCAGTCCTCGACTGCGCCGCATGCCTGACATCGCCGACTTCTACCATGAGTGGGAGTCGATGGTTCGAAAGACGCTGGACATCATCGACGTGCCGCCTGCGAAACATGGCATCGGAAGATGCCCGAACCCGCTGTGCGGAGTCGAATTGACAGCGGCGGTCGGCGCGGTAAGCGTTGCATGTCCCGTGTGCGGCAACACTTACCTTGTGGCGGATGTGCGGCTGGGGTTCCTGAGGGAATGCGTTCGGTCGGGACGCGCGTTCACGGCGGGGGAGTGCGCGGAGCTGCTGCGCGAATGCGGATTCCAGTGCAACGCGAACACGATTCGCTCATGGCGCAAGCGCGGCAGGCTCCAACCGGTTGGTGAAAACGTGAAGGGGCAGCCGTTGTACAGGCTTTCCGACGTGCATGGACAGGTCGTGCGACGCGACTCGATTTGACAAAATCGAAAGTGCAACGCACAATTGTCAGTGGATTAGAGGGTTCAAACCGAAGACATGCGGTTTGAACCCTTTTCATATCCACCTTGGATTCTCCTAACTCCTTGGGTTGCGTAACACCGTCCTGTCCGAACGGCATATCGGACACGCTCCGCCCGCTCCACGTCAGAGTGGGCATACACCAACAGTGGCAGGCAAGCCAATCCCGCGCTTACGTGATGCGGTGATGCTCAAACCGCCTGTCCATGCCTTCGTAGGAATCAACGGCAGATCGCACCGGTCGCAGATCTTCGGATCCGCTTCCTTGTGGCCGCGTGTATGCGCGGGTTCGACTCCCGCCGAAGGCGCTCCATGAATAACCTCGGGAGGGGATATCCGCAGACGACGGAATCCCTAGTCGACACGTGGTCGGCCATGCTAGGACTTCATACGAAGGAATAACCATGAGCAAGCGACGCAACGAGCGGGTCAGCAACGGATACCGGCGGCGCATGCTCAGGCAAAGAGTGCTGGCCGCATACGATGTGTGCGCCATCTGCGGCAAGCCAGTCGACAAGACATTGAAGACACCACATCCGATGAGCGCCGAAGTGGATGAGCTCATACCGGTCTCACGCGGCGGTGATCCATACAGCTTCACTAACTGCAGGCTCACGCACCGCATCTGCAACAGGATGAAGAGCGACAAGACAGACGAACACGCACGAGCGCTGCTGGCCGGCAAGCAGACCATCAAACCAAGCTCGATGCCGTTCAAAACGTTCGGCATCTGACCCGATACCAGGGCAGGGTACCCGGTCATACCCCCTTGGGGTAGCCTCGGGTGCAGTGCCGATATCCCTCCCGGAATGCAAACGTCGGAAACAGGGGAAACAACGAAAGGTCGGAAAGCGAGGGAGGCGCCGATGAAGTGCGAGCTCTGCGGCAAGGAATTCCAGCCATCCGGCCATGGGCGGCCGCAGAAGTACTGTTCCAAGTCCTGCCGCCAGAAAGCCGATTATCGTCGGAAAAAGAACAGGCCCGCACGGGACCGGAACGGTAAGCCGCCCGTCAAAGCCGTGGAAACGAAACAGAAGCCGGAGCAGGATCTCGACCAGCGGAGCTTCGAACGGATGATGGACGGCAGCATGCTGGACATACTGCGAGACAACCGTGACCTGCTGCTCAAGGCCATGGCCGATCCCACGACGCCGGCGAACGCGCTGCCCGCGATCAGCCGCCAGCTCATCGACGTATGCGAACGCATCGAAGCGCTCCAAGGCGGCGGTCTGACCGACCTGCTGGACGATGAGGAAGACGAGGTGACGGACGATGTCGGAGCGTCGATTGTCTGAAATCGCCAAGGTCCTCCGCCAGCCGGAAGGCATCGTCGGCAGCGAGTTCACTCGAATCAACAAAGCCGCGCGTAAGGCCGGCATCCGTTTCGACTTGTGGCAGCAGGGCTTCTTGTGGCTTCTGTTCGCCAAGAACGCGGAAGGCAAGTATGCGTGTGGCGCGGACGGCGCCGTGCTGTCCAGCTGCAGGCAGATCGGCAAGACCTTCACCGTCGGCACCGCGTTGTTCCTCAAGGCGATACTCACACCGAACCTGAAAGCCATCTGGACCGCCCACCATACGCGCACCAGCGACGAGACATTCGCGGACATGTGCGAGATGGAGCACAATCCAGTGCTCGGCCGGTACGTGGAACGCATCCGCAGAGCAAACGGCCAACAGGAGATCACGTTCACGTCCGGCAGCCGCATCATGTTCGGCGCCCGCGAGAACGGTTTCGGCCGAGGATTGCACAGCGTGGACGTGGCCGTGTTCGACGAAGCGCAGATCCTCACAGTGCGCGCGATGGACAACATGATTCCGGTTTTGAACACGAGTCCTAACCCCCTGGTCGTGTATATGGGCAATCCACCCAAGCCGGGAGACCAGTGCGATGCGTTCACGGAGAAACGCATGCACGCGCTGAACCATGACGGAAACCTCCTCTACGTGGAGCTCGCCGCCGACAAGGACGCGGATTCGGACGACCGCGAACAGTGGGCTAAAGCGAATCCCAGTTATCCGAAACGTACAAGCGAACAGGCAATCATGCGCATGCGCAACAACCTGTCGGACGATTCATTCCGTCGTGAGGCGCTTGGCATATGGGACGAGACCGCCACCGCATACGCCATCAGTCCCGACCTGTGGCAGGCCGCGGCCGTCGACGACGTGCCCGAGGGCGGCACGATGAGCTTCGGCATCGACATGCCTCCGGACAGGAGCGTGCTGACCATCGGAGCGGCGCTACGATACGCGGACGGTTCGGCCATCGTCCAGATGGCGAACATCAAGGACGCGCGGCAGGCGGGAACCATGTGGGCCGTGGACTGGCTCGCCGAACATTGGCCGAAGACCGCCCGCGGGGGCATCGACGCGCAGTCGCCCGCCATGAGCCTGCTGCCGGAACTGAAGAAAGCACATGTGAAGGTCACGGTCACGAACATGCAGGAGATGGGCCGAGCATGCGGCCGGTTCCTCGACATGCTCAAAGCCGGAACGCTCAAGCACCCGCGGGACGAATACCAGCCGCAGCTGGCCGCGGCCGTCAAGGGTGCGGCCACGCGTCCATTGGGACAGTCCGGCGCGATCGCTTGGAACAAACTCGGCAGTGATGTCGACATCACGCCGCTCGTGTCCACCACGCTCGCCCTGTACGGGGCGTTCACGACGCTCCGACATCCCGGAAGACGACAGATCATCGGAGGAATCTAAATGAGCGACATCCAGACAACGGCAGCGCCGGACGGGTGGAAACCTACGGGAGGAGCCGGAACGGTGCCGAAACTCGTCGTGCCGACGCACATCGACGGACTCTCCGGTGAGGAGAACGCGCTGCTGCGCGAACTCGCCGAGGTATGGACGCGCCACGCGAGCCGCAACCGAACACTCACCGCCTACTACGAAGCCAAGGAGCCACTGGTTGATTTTGGACTGACTGTGCCGAAGTCCATCAAGGATCATTACACGCCGCTTGGGTGGGCACGCAAGGCTGTGGATATGCTCGCTGAGCTTTGCGTGTTCGAGGGATTCGTCTCGCCGGGCGTGGACGACCCATTCGAACTGCAGGACTTCATGAGCCGCATCGGATTCACTAGCGTTCTGCAGCAGGCCATCCAGACTGCGCTCATTCACGGCTGTTCGTTCCTCAGCGTCGTCCGGGACTTCGAAGGAAGACCGCTCATCCGCACGCATACCGCGGAAAGCTCGGCCGCCGTCTGGGATTACCCTAACCGGCGGGTCAGGGCGTGCATGGCCATCACCGACGTTGACGACAACAACGAGGCCACCGGACTCGTGCTCTACATGCCCGACCGCAACATCAGCGTGCAGCGCCGTCTCGGCTACTGGTGGCGCGTGGACGATGAGCAACCCACCATCGACAACGAGTGCAGCGTGTTCCGCCTCGCCTACAAGGCTACCGAGGTCAAACCGTTCGGACGCTCCCGCATCAGCCGGGACGCTATGGCCATCATCGACGGCGCGAACCGCACTATCGTGCGCGCCGAAGCGAATGCCGAATTCTACGCGTTCCCAAAAATCCTGCTGACAGGCACTTCCGAAGAACTCGCCTCGTTGGGCACGGACGACGCGTTAAAGCTTTATATGGGTCGCTACAACATGATCAGCAAGGACATCGACGGGCAGTCCCCGACCGTGACGCAACTGGCCGCGTCGAGTATGGACCCGCATCTGACGATGCTGAAAAGTTGGGCGGCGATGTTCGCCAGTGCGATGAACATTCCAGCCAGCTCGCTAGGCATCGTGTCCGACGCGAACCCGACGTCCGCCGACGCGACCGAGGCACAACGTGAGGACCTGATTATCGAGGCGCGCCATTGCGACCGGGATTTCGGTGAATCGATCCTGCAGGCAGCCCGTCTTGTGGCACGGATGCAGGATCCATCCGTGCCCGACGAGGAGCTGATGAAACTGCAGGTCGACTGGAAGAACCCGAACACGCCGTCGAGCTCCATGAGCGCCGACGCATTCAGCAAGCTCGCTGGAAGCATCGACTCGTTCGCCAACAGCGAGGTCGGCATGACACGCGCCGGATTGAGCCGAAGCGAGATCGTCCGGCTGAAGGCCGACCAGCGCAAGGCCCAGGCCGGTCAGGTACTCGATCAGATTCGAGGCATGCGCCAACAGACGGAGCAGCAGACCGATACGGCGGCGAGGGAAGGCGGTATGAATGAGCCCGAACAGTCTGAACCTGCCGCCGGAACGACGCAGAAGGCTTGAACTCGACCTCAATGATTTGTACGAGGATTACACGGACACCATGAGCCGCCTGCAGAAGGAGGCCGGCAACAGTGTCTCGGGCCTCGTCTGGGACGGTGAAAGCCAGGAGCTCATCAAAGCGGAGATCAACCGGTATGCCGACGCCGCCAGCAGGCTCGCATCCGACTACTACGGCCACGTACGCGACCTGTGGGCGCAGTACGGCGGAATCGATATGCCGGAATACGAGCCGCCTTCCATCACCGCCGACCGCGCGGTCTGGCAGATGGAAGGCGGTTTCAACAACACTGACTTCATGGGATTGCACTACAAGGATGTCATTCCAGATGAAAACGGAGCCGTTCACAACAACGCCGGAAGAACCATCGACGACCTGTGGCCCACGTTCGCTGACGAGGAGCAGGCGCTGGAATACGTGCAGAATCTGATTCAGACCGTCGGGCGGCTGACCATGCAGAGGGCTGTGGCCAACGATCCCACCAAGCCTCGCTGGGCGCGTGTGCCGCGAGGGGCTAAGACATGCGCGTTCTGCCTTATGCTCGCCTCGCGTGGCTTCGCCTACCTGAGCGAGGACACCGCCGGACGGCAGATGCAATACCATACGGACTGCGACTGCGACATCGTGCCAAGCTGGGGCAGCAGCAAACTCAAAGGATACGATCCGGACAAGTATCGTGAAATGTACCAGGCAGCCAAGGCTGCGGCCGGCGATGACGGCGACTGGCGTGACACGCTAGCCCAATTGAGACGCATCTATCACGATGAGGTCAATGATGGTGTGACTGCCCAACCGACGATTCGATGGAGCGGCAAATCGATTCCAATCAGCGCTTCCGAACTATCGAGATTGTCGGATTATAGCGTCAGGATGCCTGGAGATAGATTCTCCAACGACGAGAAGATCGCGGCTTTGATGGATTGGACCGGAGACAGCTACAAAAGTATCAACGGCTACCTGTTCGGCGGACGAAACCCGTCGAAAGACGTCATCCATCAGGTCGAATGCATCGACGAAGCGATATCCGACCATATCACCCGAGAACGTTTCACGGTCGACAGGCAGATGCGGTTGTCGACGTTCCACGTCAACGACATGGAGTCGCTTTTCGATTTGAATACCGGTCGCACCTTCGAACACATCGGCTACATGGCCACCAGCATCAAGGAGGGAGGCATTGACGTTGATGGGGAAGACCGCATCGCCACAAGAATCCTGGTACCGCCGGGAAGCGCCGGCGTGTATGTGGAGCCGATCACTCAGCATCCGGGAGAATACGAAATTCTTCTGCCGAGAGGAAGGGCTCTTCGTTTCGAAGGGCTTGGAGCATCCGACGGCAGACCGATCGTTTATCTGAGACTGCTATGATTGAGCCTATGGATCGTTCCGACCGTTTCACGTTTATGCCCGGTGATTTGAAGGAAGTCACCGATGAGCGCCATCTTGCGGAAATCAAACGCAAGTATGGCGATATCTCCATGCCACAGGACGAATATGAATGGGTCAGGAACGAAGGAAAGAAGCGCTGGTCCGTCGGCGACTATGTGTCGACCGACGAGCTGCGGTCCGAATACGCGCGAAGAAAAGCGCTGGGAAATCTCTGAATCCCAGAAAGCCATCACGTCGAAACGTGATGGCTTTTCTTTTACCTTTCACACCCCAGCGATGGGGCGGGGCGCAGCCATGCGCGAAACCAACAAGAATGGCCGTCAACTCGCCGGCGTCAGGCGTGGAAACCAAGAACAAGCAAAGGAGCCACCAACCATGGCAGAAGAAAACCAGACCGGCGCGGACGGCCAACAGGAGCCGGAACAGCACTCTCCGGCCCCAAAGGACGTGAACAACGCGAAGCTGAGGACCTTCACCCAGGAGGAAGTCGACCGCATAATCAACGAGCGTCTCGGCAGGGAACGCGGCAGGAAAAGCGACTACGAGGAGCTCAAGGAGAAGGCCGGACAGACTGCCGACCTCGAATCGAAACTCTCCAAGGCGCTCGAGGAGAACGAGAAGCTCAAAAGCGAAGCCAAACAGGCCGAACACGAGAAGGAGCTCTCCACGATACGCGCCAACGTCGCGGCCAAACACGGCATCACCGACCCGAGCGTCCTCGCGGGCGACGACGAGAAGCAGATTGGCGAATACGCCGAGAAACTCATGAAGGTGTTCGCCGACATGCGTTCCCGCGGCACGGTTGCGGACCAGAGCGCCCGCACCGGACAGGCCAAGGCTAAACATTCCAGCCGCGAGGACTTCGTCAACGCCATGCGCAACACGCTCCTGTGAGCCAACCAGCAAAACAACATTCATTTGAAAGGACAAACCATGACAGATCCGTCCATGACCCGAAAAAGCAACGGTCTAGACCTCACCCCTGAAACCCAGGCGGAGATCTTGCAGACCGCAAAATACAAGAGCGCGTTCATGCAGCTCGTGCCGGAGATGAAACTGCCCGGCAACGGTGCTCGCGTGCCGATCATCATCGGCGACCCGGAGGCCGCATGGGTCAATGAGGGTGCGGAGAAGCCGAAGAGCGGCGTCACCTTCGGCAAGAAGGACATGCTGCCGTACACCATCGCGGTCATCATGCCGTTCTCCAACCAGTTCCGCCGAGACTTCGGCGCTCTCTACGACCAAGTGGTCGCGAAGGGTCCGGGAGCCATCGCCCGCACGTTTGACAAGACCATCATGGGTCTCGTCGACGCTCCGGGTGCGGACTTCGACACCCTGAAGAGCGCGCAGACCGTCAGCATCGGCAAGGACGTGTGGAAGAACCTGAACAAAGCCGACGACCTCGTGTCCGAAGCGGATGGAACCGTGGACGGTTGGGCGTTGAGCACCCAGGGTCGCAGTGTGCTCCGGCAGGCGACCGACAACAACGGACGCCCCCTGTTCCTCAACGGCACCGCCGCCTCCGACGTGAGCACCGTGCTCGGCAACCGCACCTACATCAGCAAGGGCGTTCACGTGCCCGCCGTATCCGAGACACCGGGACCGGCCAAGGCAGAGATCCTCGGCGTGTGCGGCGAATTCTCCTCCGCCGCATGGGGTTCCGTCGAAGGAATGCAGACCAGCATCTCCGACCAGGCGTCCATCACCATCGACGGCAAGCAGGTCAACCTGTGGGAGCACAACATGTTCGCCGTGCGAATCGAAATCGAGGTCGGCTTCCGTATCCGCGACATCAACCGCTTCGTCCTGCTCACCGCCTGACGGAGTCCGACATGACTGTCGAACCAGACGTGTTCGCCACCTCCGTCGACCTCGAACAGAGGTGGCACAAACTCACCGACGAGGAACGTGAGAAGGCCGACACGCATCTCGCGGACGTGACCGACTACATCAAGGAACGCTCCCCGAACTGGCAACGTCTCCAAAAAGAACGGCCACGCCTGCTGACGAAGATCACATGCGACATCGTCCGCAGGATCATGCAGGCCGACCCGTACGACATTCCCGGCGGCATCACGCAGATGAACCAGACCACCGGCAGCTTCAGCGAACAATACAGTTTCGGAGCGCCCACCGGCGATCTCTGGCTGCGCGACGACGAGAAACGCATCCTTGGCATCAACGCTCAGCGCGCGTTCAGCGTCGACATGGCAACGGGGGAGACGTCCTAGTGGAAACCATCGAAGTGTGGCGCGGCCAGTCCACCACCGACACGGACGGCAACCCCATCCAGGGCAAACCCGTCCGCGTCGGCACGTTCCAGGCGATGGTCGCGCCAACCTCTACCACCGACCAGACCGAGGAGAACGCCAGCCCGCAGACCATCGAATACACGATCCACATCCGCGGTAGCCAGCCGACAGGCATCCAAGCCACCGACCTGATCAAAGTCAGAGGCATCCTCCTGCCCGTCAAAGGAAAGCCGCAAGTGTGGAACAACCTCCACGGACGCCACATCGGCGACGTCATCACCGTGGGCGAACGGGAAGGATAACCCATGGCCAAACGATGCAGATTCGTGTTCAACCGAAAGGCATTCAGCCAGCAGGTGCTGAAGAACGAGACCCTGCGGGGCCGCATGCGCGACGCCGCCAACGAGGCCGTCACCGACAGCCGGTGCATGGTTCGCGACCATAACGGCGCGAACCGAAACGGCGTGGCCATCCTCTGCCCCGCACCCGTGGAGAAGGCGCACGGCACATTGGAGGACACGCTCGGAAGGATGCGCGTATGAGCATCCCCATCACCCCACGGCGCACGGAGCCGCTGCTCCTGCCCAGGCTGCGGGAGCTGTTCCCGGACGTGACGTTCGACACGATCGAACGCAACGACCTCGAACCTCCCTTCACCGAAGCCACATTGGCCGACTCCATGCAAGGCATGAGCACTCCCATCTCCCAGGCCGTGCGACTGCGGCTGAGCGTGCGCTGCATGAGAGAGGACCATACGGGCGACTGGGACAAGGCCGCCCGCCTGTGGGCGGCAATCGCGAGGGAGATCATCAGGCTCGGAACCGTCGCGCCGCTCATCAGCGCGTCACTGGAATCCGGGCCGGTACGCATGACCGACGAGGACAAGAGACTGGTGAGCGCGTACGGCGTGCTCCTGCTCGAGGTATCCGTCGCCTGAACTGAAAACACAAGAAAAGACAAGCAAAGACGTGCCGCCACACGCAGAACGGAAGCGAGGTGCAGACAGGAATGTCTGACAGCAACGAAGAACCCATCGCCGTCGAACAGACGGCATCCGAAACCAGCCTGCAGGACGGGCTCGGATCGACCGACTATGGGTACGTGTCCAACGGCAATACCGCCGGCAACGTGCGTCTGATCAAGAACTACGCGCTGTTCCTGTTCCCCAAGGGCGACAGCACTTTCGTCGCGCCGACCGGCGTGAACTGGACGCCGCCGTCCAACAAGAAGCCGATCGGATACAGCACCGAGGACGGCGCCGTCCTGCATCCGGAGCCGGGCGACAGCACCGACTACAAGGCGCACAACGGCGACATCGTCCTGTCCGACACGGACCCGGGCTACTGGACGCTCCAGCTCGCCGCGATGGAAGGCCGCAAGGACGTGGTATCCGCCTACTTCGACGTGGACGTGGAATCCGACGGCGGCATCAGCATCAAGGGCGCCGGCCTGAAGAAGGAATGGATCCTCGTCCTGGTCGCGCTCGACCAGCAGGACCGCCCCTTCCTCCTGTACGGCACCAACGCGAAGGTGTCCGACCGCGACGACGTGAGCCTGAAATCCAGCGAGATCATGAACTTCAGCATGACGTTCAAGATGCTCAAGGGCACTAACGGCGAACAGTTCCACGCATGGGGCCTCGTCACCGAAGACGCCAAGTAGCCCATTGATTCTTCCCGTGCGGCCGATGGCGGGCGGCCCCACGGGACCCTTACCCATAACCCCCCATA